CACAATCCACATACACAGAATTTTACTGGAAAATTAACCTTCATAACCTCCTCCACTACCTTCACCTCCGCATGGATGCCCATGCGCAACAGGAAATACGAGACTATGCGACAGCCATATTCAACCTCGTGAAGCCCTTGGTCCCAATCACGATGGAAGCATTCATGGACTTTAGGGTCAATGCCATGCAACTCACGGGACCAGAGATTGAAGCTCTAAACTCTGGTAAAGAAATCGAATCACCGGGTGAGCGGAGAGAGTTCGAAGAAAAGTTGAGGCGCTTAAAAATTAAATGTCCAGAATGAGAGTACCTTACACAATTGTGTTTGGTCGAGTACACACTCCCCTCCACTCTCTATGTTCTCAAGACTCCTGAGGAGCGAAAAAAAACCGGGTTTATTTAATTTGTGAGATACTAATAGAATGAAGATTCATATTGTTGGAGCTGGACCTACAGGTATGTCCCTCGCGTGGGAATTACTCAAGTCAGGAGAACATGATGTGACTCTCTATGATCGAAAAAAATCCGCGGGTGGTTCGTGGTGGGAACCAGATGAAGAAGTCAGAGATCTCCACGCACACAGGATCGTATTTGATCGTGCCTTTGTGAATACAAAGTCTCTCTTTAATGAAATGGGAATTTCTTGGGACGATATATTTGTACCAATTGGTGATGGCAATGATGTATCATTTGCACTCAAATCTCTTGGTGTGAAGGACTATGGTACACTCATACCCCTATTTGCGAAAGTACTCACACAACCAAATAAGTTCAAAAATGTATCACTGAAAGATGCAATAGGAACACTTTCTGAGAAGGGACAAACTCTCCTAGAGACCCTCCCTCTTATTATGGACGGTGTCACTTGGGATGTCATGTCAGCTTTTGAATTTGTAAAAAATATAGATCATGTTGGTTTATCTAAGCCATATACACAAAAGGTTTCGGGTAAAGTCATGTGTGATGCGATGGAAGATGCGGTCATAGAAGCTGGTGGAAACTTTGTATTCAATGTCGAACTTGAGAGTGTCGCCTACGGTGAAGATAGTTACATGGCTAAGTTTTCGAATGGTAAAATTATAGAAGATGGAATGCTCTTCTTGTGTCTCGATAATAGTCCAGCTATAGAATTTCTCGCTGAAAACTGGGGTCCAGATGCAGCGAAAAAGGTGAGTGAGAGTACATATGGTGCTATCAATATTCTCCTCGACTATGAAGATCCCATCCAACTCAAATCAGATCTCGAAATCGCTGCAGAAACCAAATGGAAACTTCAACCCAAGGTTCTATCAAATGGTAAGACGGTCTCATGTGTCATATGCAATCTCACTGAGGAAATTCTCAAGACTGACCCAGAAACACTAAAGGTTGAGGTACTCAGGCAACTCGAACTCCAAGAACCTAAAGAGGTACGTATTGGTTGGGGTGCCGAGTGGCGGGGTAAAAGGTGGGAATTCACCCAGTCCTCGGGAGTTCTCAGTCTTCACGGACAACTCCCATTCTTTGGGAAGTGTCCCAAGGTTGCGATGTGTGGTATGATGTCCCCGAGAAACACACCGTACTCGAGTATCGAGGCGGCTGTAGAAGTCTCCAGAGCCCTGAGTCATGAACAGTTTGGTACGAGAGAACCCCTCCATCCTATTATTCTCTCATGGGTTGTGTTGTTGACTGTGGTGTTGCTTATAGTTTTAATTCTCCTGTACCGTAATAGAAATCAATGAAGTTCGTAGCGACAGTATATGAACCGATGTACGATTTCAACGACAAAAAGTATATTCGGTTTGTTGTACCCCAAAAAGTTTCTGAAAATATACAACGAATACATGGAAATAAGCTACACCTCCTCACGAATCAAAACGTGGACGACCCACTTGACGGGAGAGTTCTAAAGGTAAAAGTTCCGTTCCGGTATAGGAGAGTGATGTGTGAAGTCAAAGGACGACCTCTACAGTCTCTTATAAAGGAGGATGAAGCGGAAATTGAAATCAATTTCAAGGGTATTTGGAATGTCGGCGCTTATTCGGGTTTCTCTTGGATACTCTCTACCTGTTCCGTTGGATCCTGAGGGAGGTCGATTTGTTTGAGACCACCCTTCTTGAACCCCTCGAAGGTTTGGAGCATCCCTTGCATACGGAAAACCTCTTGGGTCATTTTCTCAATGTTCATGCGAAGCTTATTAATATTCTCTTCAACGTCGACGATAGGCATCTTTTGTAGTTATTTAAAGTTTGTACCCTTTAAATAAGTAGAGCATGACAACCCTTACACGGACGGGGTTCTTGGTAAGTGAGGGACCAATCCAAGAAATTAAAAAAGAATTAACGGTAAGACCTGTGGTCAATGGGGACTATGGATTTCCTCCACCACCTTTCAAAGTTTTCAGACCAACTAAGACTGGAGTCTGCATTCCAAGATTCTATGGAACTACTAAGCTTGGGGAGCCTCGGGAAGATAAACGACCCGAACCTTCTCGTATCAAAACCAAATTTGTGGGACAACTCCGAGACGCCACACACCAAAATGAAGCCCTCGCAGCAGCAATTAAAGCAGGGCACGGTGTCCTTTCTTTACCATGTGGCTATGGCAAAACGACGGTATCCCTGGCCATAGCGTGTAAATTGGGGTACAGAACCATGATTGTCGTACACAAACAGTTTCTTGCGGACCAGTGGAGGGAGCGTATCCAACAGTTCTGCCCGGGTGCCACGATTGGTGTTGTCCAACAGAATAAAAAGGAAGTCGAATGTGACTTTGTCATCGCAATGCTCCAATCTTTGTCCCTGAAGGAGTATTCATTCTCAGACTTTGACTCGGTAGGAACACTCATCGTGGATGAGGCCCATCATATTTGCGCGAAGGTGTTCAGTCAGAGTCTTTTCAAAATGTGTCCTCGGCACATCTTCGGTCTCTCAGCAACCCCCGAGAGGAAAGATGGTCTCACAAAGGTTCTTCATTGGTTTATGGGTCCAACCTTCTTCGCAGTTGAGAGAAAGAATCAGGAACAAGTTGAAGTATTTCAAATACCATTCGAGTCACCAAATTATAGGAACCCACCACCCTCGATGCGGAATGGTAAAATTTCCATGCCCAATATGATCACCGAAGTTGTCGAGGACCGCCAGAGAAACAAGATGTTGGTGGAACTTGTCAAGAAAGCGTCCGCTGGGACGAGGCAATTGTTGGTCCTCAGTGACCGCCGACAACACTGTGAGTTCCTTCATCAATGTTTTCCCAAGACATCTGGACTGTATATGGGTGGTATGAAAGAGGCTGCCCTTCAAGAGTCCTCAAAAAAGAAAATCATCTTTGCAACGTTCAGTCAAGCCCACGAGGGTCTCGATATCCCAACCCTTGATACAGTCATTTTGGCGAGTCCTAAGTCTGATATCACTCAAAGTATTGGAAGAATCATGAGAGAGACGAAAGGAAAACAGAATAACCCACACATCTATGATATCCACGATCCATGGTCGATCTTCACTGCTATGTATTACAAACGAATGAAAGTGTACCGCCAAGGTGGTTTTAAGATTCAAGGTAAATTTATAGAGGAGAAGAAGAGTGAATTCCCTCAGGGAAAGTGTTTGTTTTTATAATCTGAACATCTATTAAATGTCTGGTGCATTAATACAACTCGTTTCTAAAGGTGTTCAAGATCTATATCTATCGAGTGATGAAGGACATTCATTCTTCCGTATGAAATTTACTCGACACACGAACTTTTCTCAAGCTCCCAAGTTTATCAAGACGATCGATGGAAATGATACTTCCATAACTATTCCAGTTTTGGGAGATATTATCAATGGAATTTGGTTTGAAGCGAGTTCCACGAGTAATGCGAATATAGCCTCCAATTTGTTCCACAATTCAACCATCGATCTCTTTATAGGTGGTCAAAAAGTTGATTCACAACATTATGATTATTACAGTGAAATCTGGCCCAATTACATGGCAGACACGTACAATAAGTCCCAGGAACTCAATAACAAGGCATCAACCTCGAACCAAACATTCGTACCTTTACACTTCTTTTTCTGTGATCACAAAGCATTTTTACCTCTCGTGGCTTTACAAAGTCACCAAGTAGAGATTAAAATTAATTTTGATGAAGCTGTCATCAGTGTTATTCCAGATATTGAGAAGAAGGCAAACGTATACGGGAACTATATATTTTTGGATAAAGAAGAGCGAGAGTCCCTCGTGAAACGTCAGTTAGACTTTGTCATCACACAGACACAGAGAGTTGAATTTCCTCTCAACAGTGTTACGAACAATGCAATTGATTCGGGTGGATACAATACTCTTGACATTTCTCTATTTAATCATCCTGTGAAGTCACTCTTTTTTGGATATGGTACATCCAGTCCAAATTTTGCGGGTGATCGATTCTCCTTTCTAAATGCCGATATATACATCAACGGTACACCACTTCTCGAAAATATGACCCCTTTATATTTTCACACAGTACAAAATTATTATAAATCAAATTATGGACAAACCGAATTTGATGTCGATAGTCACACAGGTGTTTATACGAGATACTTCGCCTATCATTTCTGTCTCAATGCATCCGATTACAATCCATCGGGTTCATGTAATTTTAGTAGACTGGATAATGCTAAACTCGTACTCCGTGGTGTCGAAAAGGGGGAACTGAGACCATCGAATCAACCCCTCTTTGTCTACGCGGTCAATTATAACGTATTAAGAATCAAGGATGGTTTAGCTGGAATTTTATTCGGTAACTAATGTATAAATGGGTAAGCTTGTGAAAGCTGGTCAGATTTTTGTAACCAGTCTAGACGCTACACCCAGAGAGAGTGATGTCCTGTCCGGTCTTGCGAGTATCGATGCAGGTGAGATCACAGCGGATGAAATTACAGTATCAAATTTAACCATTACAGGTCAACTCTTGGCAGACGCCGAGACTGTACAGTTCACTGGAACAACGAATGTCAATCGTATGACAGCCACACAGATTGGTATCGGTGTTGCGAGTGGACAACTCCTAAATGAATTCCAAGTCGGTGTCGATGCTTTTTCTATAAATACCACGAGAGAAAATCTGGTTATCGTAAATGGTAACATGGCCACCACCAACCTATTCGCCACAAAAACGATCAAAACGACCGATACTACCTTTCTGGTTGATAGCGAGGCTTCTAATGTTTTGAATATCACGGGAAATACATATTCCACGAATGTCACGGTTGGACGACAGCTCATAGTTGGTACGGAAGCACCCGAAGGTTCCAACGTGGCCATTTTCGAAAATGGTAATGTCGTGATTCGAGATGGGATTTTACAAATTTTTGGTGATGTAGATATTAGTGGTAACTTGGCCATCACGGAAATTCCCAGTTACACGAGTGTGAATAACCTCGTCGTCTCAAATGCCGTTATTCAAATGGGAACTGGTAACAATGGGTCATATGATACGGGAATACTCATGGTAGATGAACAGGGTGCTTCTAATATCTTCCTCGGGTACACACAAAATGATGACACGTTCAAACTCACGAGAACATTTGGTGGTCCCGAAAATCAAACATTCAATTTAGACACTTCAAATACAACAAACCTCCACGTGTTTGGAGAATTCTATACCCAAAATAATGTGGGAATAGCGAATACTGCACCTACTTATTCACTTTCCGTCGGGTCAAATCTGTATATTGACGACACGGCGGGTGAATCCAACGTTTTGTATGCGAATGGGTACGGATTTTTCGAGGGTCTGCGTGTCGGGGAGAAGGGACTCACCGTTGGGAATCTCATTACCATGGATGCAGATGCAGCGATCCCAGTGATTGTCAATTCTCAAATCAAATCCCATGGTATCCGTACGACCGGTGATCTTACTTCTGGGATTGCGAATACCGCACCGCAACACACGCTGTCCATCGGTAACAAAATATTCTTTGATGCGGTGGGTGCCAATGCAGTCACGGTACTCGGAAATACTGTGACCTCTCGATTGATCACGGAGTCTATTCGGGTCCAAGATTTCATTGAGGTTGAGGGTGATTCGGGTATCACATCCGTCGCGAACGTTCTTATCCACGGTGATACGGGTGGTCCAGATACAGTATCCAATGCAGTGACAATTCGAGCTGGTCCTCTACTCGCGAATATATCACGGATAGATATATTTGGTGCACGCCTTTCCCCGAGTCATCAGTTAATCAAATTCGTGACAAAAAATACAGAGCGGATGCGTATATCTTCCGATGGTAATGTGGGTATCTCGAATACATCACCCACAGATAAACTTACCGTGGGTGGGACGGTTCGTGTCATCGGGAGTAACGCATTTACTATGGGTACCGATACGAATTATATGAAAACCTTTTCGGATGTGACTGGAAACCAAACAAAGATTGAAAGTCGTGTTGGGACTGGGAAGGGGGTTAACTTTTATGCGAGTACAACGGGTACGATGGGTCCTGCAAAGATGACCATCTTAGAATCGAGTAATGTAGGTATCGGTACGACGACACCCCAAGGACGACTCCACACATCTGGTGGAACAGCATTTATCAATACTTCAATCAATGATGGTGTTAATCATTTACTCACACCCCTCGTCGTCACGAATACACAAGGTATCACGAGTGTAACGGATGACAAACCCGTACTTGAGATGTCACGTACTGCCACGGGTAGTAAAGGGGTAAGAGCAGCGTTCAAATTGGGTAAGTATCAATTTTCGGGAGCCACGTCAAAAACAAAACTCGATATATACCTCGCGGATGATACGTATGCGAGTGAAACGGATGTAATGACACTTCAGGCTGACGGTAGAGTTGGTATAGGTTCGACTCAACCCGAAGCATTTTTAGAAGTTGTGAGTTCCGGTATAGGAAATGCAAGGGAGAACAGTCTCATGATACATAATCATGGTGAAAGTGGTGCGGGAGATGCGATCATGGCTGCACAGACGGATACACTCATCGGGAATGCGTTTATTTCTTTTATCCAGACAGATGGTGATAATGACCCCAGAGGGTGGTCGACGGGTATAACAGGTACCACGGGTGATTATAGGATCACTTCGAACGTTGATGCCGTTTCCAACGTTGCGACTACAGCTGTGTATATAAACGGTTTAACTCGTCACGTGGGTATAGGTACAGACACCCCTCGGGCTAAACTTGAAGTAAGTGGAAATGTTATCATAGGAAACCAACTCACATTCGGTGGTGTCGATACAGATCAAACTAATAATACTTTCATGTTGGAAAGATTATATAATAGTGATGGTAAATCCGAACTCCTAATCTTCAAGGGTAACGAGGGTGAACTTTCAAGTGTTACAGGTCCCGATCGAATTCGTTCTATCGCACCAGTTCATATATTCCAAACCTATGACAGTACAGGTCTGGACGAAACAGAAATCGATACTCTCGTTGAAAATGCACCAGGTGCTGGTGCACTTTTGACTGTAAACAAAGACCGTGTACTCGTAGGAACTAGTACAGACCCCGGTGGTAACTCCCGTCTTTATGTCGAAGGTGGTTTCTCATTCGCGGAGGGGTCTAAAATTAGTACCGGTGTGATGGATATCTTCTCAACGGCGGCGTCTGGTGGTATCGGTATTATAGATAGTTTAGCGTCTAGTCTCGTCTTTCGTCAAAGTGGTTCGGAATATGCACGCTTTACAAAAGATGGTCTGTTTGGTATAGGAACTACTACACCGACTGCTAATATTCATGTGTATTCGAGTGTAACTACAGATGTAGATATGCTCAAACTCCAAAGTCCCGGTACGAATACGAAGACTGGTATTATCCTAAACACAAATGACACATACGGTGGCTATGTGAGGGGATATAGTCAATCTGGAACGATTCACGGTATCACTTTGGGTGGAATGAACAACGCTACCGAAGCGGATGGTCTCCATGTGATTCATACGAGTAATGTAGGTGTGGGTACATCCGCACCTGCCACAAAATTCCATGTATATAACGGTGTTTCACGAGTGGAGAGTTCCACGACGAGTAATGCCATCATAGAAATTAAGACAACTGGTGGGACATCCAATATTCTATGCGACGTTTCCGGTAATGTGTATATTAATCCAGTATCCTACGAAATGATCATCAACAGTAACCTTGAAGTCACGGGAGACCTCAGTATCGACGGTAAGATCGATTTGGGTAACCAAGTGGCAGTAGATTTGGGTGGTGAAACGGCGAACACGGCGCTTCAGGTAGGTGGTGGGTTTATATCTGGATCCAATCAAGTGGCGTGTAAGAAATATTCGCGTACAATCATACGTAGTGATGGTGCGTCCAAGGATATTCAACTACAATTTGGAAATGGGTCATTCTACGCGAAAATCGTATCGATTTTAAGGGTGATAGATGGTCAAACGGAACCGGGTGGTCTAGTAACGTATCGTGACATGAGTACACTCATTCTCGAGGTTCAAGGTGGTACACATGATGAGTCTACATCCGCTCAAGATGAAGTCATCACAGTGGGTACGAAAAACTTATTCGGTGGAAATAATCAATCTCCATGGGACACGAATGTGATTGTCGGTACCAAGGGTATCATACTAAAACCAGATAATCCATCGGCCGATCGTCAGTATTCATATGATATACATGTAGAACTCATATCATCCAGAAATGGAAAATTGATTGGTATATATACAAATAACCCGAGCCCGAACAATCCAGATGATTTTGGGGGTACTGCGCTCGTTTCCAATTTCGGTTATTAAATTTACTATGAGGGATGAAAACCCCACGGTAGATTAAATACACACATTTACGCCCTGATGGTATCAGAGACGGCGAGTATAACAACGCCAGCAATGAAAGCCATGATGACGTAATTCAATTCAGTTTCTTCGCGACCGATCTGAGGCTGTACCTCCTCAATCGTAGACTTCACGACAGGCTTCGGCTGTCGGATAGGAGGGTCCAGTTCCTCCAGCGGACAATACGCTATCATTTATATAGTAATTAGAGATTAATTTCCGTCTTCTTTTTTCGCCTGGTTCGCTTGGGTTTGGAAGCACTCACATTCACCTCCTTGACCTCACCACCAGTTGAGTCCCCTGAGATGGACATAATATCAGACATATCGTCGTCGTCGAGTACACTCTCTTGAGCGCCTCCCATAGTGGTGTTCATTGGGGGTGCGGGTGGCATCATGATACCACCCATGAGACTGGAGATGTCGAGTCCGGGACCCTGCATTTCATAGTTACCCGTACCACCCACGGGAGCATCGGTTGCCGGGCCACCGGGAGCCCTGGTCGTGTTTTGCACAGCCGCCATCATATTCTTCATCAAATCTGGGTTCTGTTTCATGACATCATTCATGTTGGGCATAACGGACTTGAACATACTGTTCGTTAGGTGGAACATCATCGCAGAACCACCCAACATCATGATGAGCTTCACCTCGGGGGCAACGTTGACCTTCGAGCGATACTTTACGTAAAGCTCCTCAAAGACACCGTCATAGTCGTCGGTATTCTCCATGATAGACTCAGACCAACCCTCAAGCTGAATCTCGAAGGGGTTGTATCTCTTGTTGAGGAACTCGAGACCGGTCACACACGCCACGAGCATTCGTCGAGAGAAACGGATCGACTGCTCCACATCAATGCTATAGGTAATCCGCTTCACTTCTGTCCGGAGCTCATCCACGTTAGAGTATGCAGTCAGTCGTTTATTCACGGTGAATCCCTTCTTCTCCAGACGAGTCAATTTATTGAGTAAATCAGCCTTCTCCTCATCCACTGATGTGTATCCCTTCGAGGGTTGATCTTCCTGGGGACCTGGACCCATAGGCTCATCGTCATATAACTCCTCACCATAGTCGATCTCTTCATCTTGTGTCTGCTGCTGAGGAGCCGATTGTTTATTGGGGTTCACAAAAGCATCCATAGCCTCTTGGTGTTGCTGGGGTTGTGGACGATATGTGGTTTGACTGGGTCGCGGTACAGGTCTGTGGCGAGGAACTGAGATCTCAATCTCATCCATGAGTGCCTGCTCATCTGCGTCTAATTTCATCACATTTGTGGTTCCACGGTCGAGTACGATTTCTTCGTCCATCTACTCTCTATATGGAAACTAAAAAAATACCTTTAACGCACTTTAAAAAAATCTACGTACATAATAAATGTTCAACCTTAACAAGGCTAACCGAAACGCTCTCACTTCCATCGGTGTATTGTTCTTCATCATCGTCGCACTCATGATGTTCCGTGATACCAGCGCTTACCAGGCCAGGCCAATCAAGATTACCCCCATCAGTCAAGGTTCCATTTTTGACCTGGAGAATAAGATGGATTGCACCCCCGGTTACAAGAATGGGAGTGCCTACACTAAGTCATTGACCCCAGGTGGTCTCTGTGGTGCCCAAAAACTCGTCGCCGACCACGCTGGGTATGCGATTGAGGATGGAATCGGTGGATCTTTAATCTAAGTGTACTATAAATGGCTTTGATCACTTCACCCACAGAGTCTATTCCCGATCTCAATTATGAGTATCATACTGTGACTATTGACACCATTGGTCAAGATAGTGCCAATACTTTCACGTGTTATCTCAGTCAGCCCCTAAAGAATATTGTTCAGGCTAGACTTCTCACCGCTCGTATCAATACATCTGCGGACACTGAACACTGCTATGTGTCCATAAAAGAGTTAGACTCCATCTTTTCTGACCGCGCCTCGAACGTGTACGATGGACAAGCCTCTTTGAGTATGATCAGAGGTTCTTTTGCGAGTCTGTCGACCACTGGTACTCCCGGTGCGGTTGTGAACTTCCGGGATGAGTACTCGATAGCGACACAATATATTGACCCCATTCGCCGCCTTGACCGCCTCACGGTAACTATCCGTAACCAAGATGGTGAGACTATCGAACGTGCGGGTGCCGGTGATAAAAACTTCTTAGTCCTTCGTTTTGTGTGTAGAAAACTAAATTTGTAATTTTCTCCCCTTAGAGTAGTATACCATGTCCGCTGGGATTGTTCAATTGATCGCTATCGGTGCCCAGGATGAATACATCGTGGGTAATCCCGAAATATCTTTCTTTAGTTCAACATTCAAAAGACATGCTAATTTTTCACAATCCATCGAAAAGCAAACAATCCATGGAGCAGTGAAAAACAATTCAATGTCCAGTGTTCAATTCGAACGATCTGGCGACCTTCTCGGGTATGTCTATTTCACAATAGACGATACCGCACAAGCCCTTGATACATCCAATTGGGGTACCATCATCGATAAAGTAGAACTCTATATTGGTGGGTCTCTTGTGGACAGTCAAGATGCCATCTTCACTGAAAAGATCGCTATTGATACGTTCGCTCAGAATGTTTCGAAAAGTGCGAATGGTACACACCCGGGTGTGAGCGCTCGCTCGTATTTTTACCCTCTCCGTTTCTTCTTCTGTGAAGGCCCACAATGCGCTTTACCACTTGTAGCCCTGAATTACCACAATGTAGAGATCCGCATCCAATGGGCGAATGCAGCTGCCAATTACAACGTAGAGTGTTATGCGAATTACTACTATCTCGATAACGAAGAACGTGGGAGCATCGCTTCGCGGAAACATGATCTTTTGATTACCCAAGTGCAGAAGAATATCGCATCGGGTGAACTTGTTCAGGATCTGACATTTAGTCACCCAGTGAAGTATCTCGCGTCATCAGATACGACCACAGATGGGGCCTTAACGTCTCCAACAAATAAAATTAAATTGAACATCAATGGTCTCGATGTCGCTAATTATAAGTGGGGTAAACCACATTTCATTGATGTCACGAGCTATTATCATACGAACTTTGTAACGTCTCCAGATTTCTTTCTCTATTGCTTCTGTCTTTCCACGAGTTCCCTACAACCTACAGGTACACTCAACTTCAGTCGCTTAACATCAGCCAAGATTATGAGTGAGGACTTACCTATCAACGACCCTATATATGCAGTAAACTACAACATCTTACGTATCGAGAACGGCATGGCGGGTCTCCTCTATGCAAATTAAAATGACATTCTATATTAAATGGTCAAGAACTTGCCGACGGTTGAACGTTCAACCAAGATTAGGTTCGGTAAAAATTGTACCGAAGACCAGGCGGAAAATACGATCGTGTTCAATGCGAGTGATGCACAACTTAACATAGAATTTACAAATTCTGTGTACATGACACCATTACGTATTCGTGAGGATCTATCCGATCGAAACATCACCGTCCTCGCATATAATCAAGTGACGAAAGAGGTGATGGATTCTGGTGCCGTCGCAGAAGATATTCTCAATTTCTCACTCGAGGCTGCCGTGATTAACGGTAATGTCACTTCGAACACGGTATCGTTCAATGACACTGTGACATCTGTCACAACACTCTCTAATGTTGGTGTAGCGAATGGGTCACCCATACACACACTCGACGTAGGTTCAACATTTAATGTAGATATAAACGGGTCAAATCTTCTCACAGTTTTGGGAAACACGTACATTCAAGATAATTTGGTGGTGGATGGAAATATGACAGTGAATGGTGCACTCACGACAGTCAATACCGTGAACACAATAGTGAAAGACCCAATCATAGAACTTGGGAAAGATAACGTCTCTTCGGATATCGGTATAATCATGTATCGCCCAAATTCTAATGTCGCCATCGGGTTCCGCGAAGGATCGAGTGAATTGGTACTCGCGTATACCGAGAGTAGTTCATATGGGTCTACGATAATTCCCAGGGATTCGGAATCACTCGATGTACGTGTATACGGTCGAGTCCTCACAGAATCCAATGTGGGTATTTTGAATGTGACTCCGACACATACACTCGATGTGGGGTCGAACTTATTTGTAGATGAGTTTGGATCCAATATTTTGTACGTCACCGGAAATACACATACAACTGATATCCTTTCTGTGGGGGACAAAGTGGGAATTAAAGTGACTGATCCCGATGCAGAACTTCACGTAGAGGGGAATGTATATATTTCTTCCAATTTAACTGTGGACGAAAATACGTTCCATGTGGACGCGACGGCACATGCCGTGGGTATTGAGACAAGGAACCCGGATGCCAAACTTCACGTTGTAGGGAACGTGTATGTTTCTTCGAACTTGACCGTGGATGAAGATACCTTACATGTGGACACAACGACACACTCCATTGGAGTCGAGACAAAGAATCCAGATGCGAACCTTCACGTTGTAGGTAACGTGTATGTATCCTCGAATTTGACCGTGGATGAAAATACGTTCCATGTCGACGCGGTGTCACATAGTGTCGGGGTCGAAACGAAGAACCCCGATGCCAAACTCCACGTTGTGGGGAACGTATATGTCTCTTCAAACTTGACTGTGGACACTGACACGTTCCATGTGGACACGACGACACATAGTGTCGGGGTCGAGACAAAGAACCCGGATGCTAATCTCCATGTCGTGGGTAACGTGTATGTATCTTCCAATTTAACTGTAGACGAAAACACGTTCCATGTCGATGCGGTGTCACACTCTGTTGGAATTGAAACCAAGAACCCGGACGCTAATCTCCATGTTGTGGGGAACGTATATGTCTCTTCAAACTTAACTGTAGACGAAAATACATTCCACGTAGATGCGATGAATCATTACGTAGGAGTTGGAACGTTGAATCCCGATACCGAATTCCATGTCGTCGGTGACGTGTATGTCACTTCAAATCTTACAGTGGATGTGGATACCTTACATGTGGACGCGACGGCCCATGCCGTCGGTATTGAGACAATTAACCCCGATGCAAACCTCCATGTTGTGGGGAATGTCTACGTGAGCTCGGATTTGACCATCGATGAAAACACGTTTCATGTGGACTCGACGGCCCATGCCGTCGGTATTGAAACCAAGAACCCAGATGCTAAATTACACGTCGTAGGGAACGCATACGTCTCTTCCAACTTGACCGTGGATGAAAACACGTTTCACGTGGACGCGACAGCCCATGCCGTCGGTATTGAGACAAAGAACCCAGATGCCAAACTCCACGTTGTGGGTAACGCATACGTTTCTTCCAACTTGACCGTGGATGAAAACACGTTCCACGTGGACTCGACGGCCCACGCCGTCGGTATTGAGACCAAGAACCCCGATGCAAACCTTCACGTTGTCGGGAATGTCTATGTTTCGGGTGACCTGACCATCGATACGGATACCTTACACGTGGACGCGACAACACACCGTGTTGGAATAGAAACGAAGTCACCCGACGCTAACCTTCACGTTATAGGGAACGTATACGTGAGCTCGGATTTGACTGTGGATGAAAATACGTTCCATGTGGACTCGACGGCCCATTCCGTCGGTATTGAGACCAAGAACCCAGATGCAAACCTTCACGTTGTCGGGAATGTATACGTTTCGAGTGACCTCACAGTCGATGAAAATACGTTCCACGTCGATGCGGAGGGTAAGTCCATCGGAGTTGGGACAGTGACCCCAGATGCAAACCTTCATGTCGTAGGTAATGTCTACGTTTCGAGTGACCTGACCGTGGACACAAATACCCTTCATGTCGATGCCGCGACGAATCGAGTCGGTATCAAGACTATAAGTCCATCCACAGAACTCCACGTCGAAGGGAATGCGTATGTCTCCTCGAACATCCAAGCCTCTATGTACTATGGTGACGGTGGCCTTCTCTCGAATGTCACACTCCAAGTGGTTTCCGATCACGGGAATACAACTTCAAATACGATTCAATTCACAAATCCCACAACAGCTTTAGTGACTGACCTCAACTCGAATGTCGAGATAAAGTTGGACCAGATGGCGAGTGTCGTCATAGGTGAAAAGGCACTCGCGAATGAGGATATACTCGTCTACGATGGCTCCAATTGGAGAAATCAATTACAAGACCATACATTCCTCAACGCAAAGGCTGAAGAGGCCATCGGTAAAGGTGATGCCGTATATGCATCGGGAACGGTTGGAAACGATACATTCCTAATCCGGAAAGCGCTGGCAAATTCGAGTACTACCATGCCCGCCCTTGGTGTAGCGTATCAAGCTTTTGCTGATAATGATATAGGTCTCATTGTCTCATTTGGTCGCGCCGATGGTATAAATACCGACACCTTCCTGGAAGGTGAAACAGTGTATGTATCTAATACAGTCACAGGTGGACTATCAAACGTAAAACCATACGGCGGGACAGATCTCATTCAAAACGTAGGGTTGGTCGTGAAGGGGCATGCAACCACCGGTATCATATCCGTTACCGGTGTGGGTCGCGCGAATGATATTCCTAACGCCCCCATCGTTGCCGATGAATCAGATATCAACTATGTCTACGTGAACGATACGAATAACGATTTCAAAAAGATTTTACCCACTAATTTGTTGACGCAACTTCAAACCCTCCAACAAGTTGTCGATACAGGAAATACCGTTTCTAATACCGTTCAATTTACAAATGCGACCACAGGTTTGATAACAACCTCAAACCTCATCGTGGGCTCGAACATTTCGGTGATAGGTCTCAAAGATCCAGTGAATAAATATTTACCCATGGTTGGTCTCGACGGCTTTCTCGAAAAGTCCCCTGTGTACGTAACGGGTACTGGCAGGTATGTCATATCTGCAAGTGAAGCGGAGTTTTTGGGTAACATTACATTGAGTGGTAACACGACCATTCTTAATTCAGAGTCGGTCACTATCGCAGATCGTATTTTCGGGGTCGGTGCAAACAATAGTGTGACGGGGTTGGATAGTGGTTTCATTATTGAACATCAAGATGGTGGTGAGTATGCCAATGTTGCACTCATTCACCATGCGGATGAACACAGATTCTCGATTGGCTATACACAAAATACATTCACGGATAACCATATTCTTCACTATGAGGACGCGAATCATCAAATGCTAATTAATCTCCTCGGGAATGTCGAGGTACAACATAATTTGGTCGTGAACGAGACGACTACTGTAGCCGGTGACCTCACAGTGGGTACGAACAAACTCTTTGTAGATGTATCCGAGTCTAGGATTGGTGTAGGTACAGTGACTCCCGCATACACCCTGGATGTCCACGGTAACTCAAACGTCGGTGCACTCTCCACAGATAGTGTGGTCGTTTCGGATACGACACCTACGAATAATAAGACCTCGGGGGCTGTTCAAATTGCAGGTGGTCTCGGTGTGGCTGGGGACATTCACGCGACCCATGTAAACTTCGAGGATGTCGAGGCTGGTAGCGTAAACATCACAGATGTAACTGCTGGTGCCTTAACGGTCGCTGGTGGTGCGATCATAACTGGAGATATATCCGGTAATGAGGGTATATTTTCCGGAGACCTTACCGTAGGGGGTGCTTCTAACCTCTTCGTGGATGTCAGTCTGTCACGGGTAGGTATAAACACAGCCACACCACAAGCCGGTCTCCATGTCGTCGGGAACGCCTACGTGAGCTCAACTCTACGTGTCGGTGAATATATCAATGTTTTGGATACGACCGAAGCGTTTTCAACCACCACGGGTGCCCTCACGGTTGCAGGAGGTATCGGGGCCGTTGGGAACGTCCACGCCGCACAGTATTACGGTGACGGTTCTAAGCTCACGGGACTCGTGACAACCCTAGAAGATGTTGCCAATAATGGAAACACCATGTCCAACGTGATTCAGTTCACGAACGCGAATGTGGGTATCGTCGCTACAGGAAATATTCACGCAGAGTATTTCATCGGTAACGGTTCGAAGCTCACAGGACTCGTGACCACCCTAGAAGATGTTGCCAATAACGGGAACACGATGTCCAACGTGATCCAGTTCACGAATGAAGTTACGGGGTTGGTGACGACTGGTAAAATCGGTGTGTCTACGGTATCACCCAATGCGAACCTACACGTCGTGGGTAACGTCCACGTGGCGGATACGACCGAGGCGTTCTCGACCGTGACAGGTGCCATGACCATCACGGGTGGTCTCGGGGTTGTCGCGAACGTCTATGCGACACAGTTTCACGGTGACGGTTCGAAGCTCACAGGACTCGTGACCACCCTAGAAGATGTTGCCAATAACGGAAACACCATGTCCAACGTGATTCAGTTCACAAATGAAGTTACAGGGTTGGTCACGACTGGTAAAATCGGTGTGTCTACAGTCTCCCCTGATGCAAACCTACACGTCGTCGGGAATGTCTACGTGGCAGATGTGGTCACGTTCGCCAGTGGTCTTGTCACGAATAAAGACCAGGTCGCTAAAAAGACGTACAGTTACTCCGGGACGATTTCAGCAGCTGCACAACCGTATATCAATGTGAACTTTACCTCAAACGTGTTCTATTCCAAGATTTCCGCCCAACTCGTGGATGGCGATGAGGAAGTGAGTACCATGATTCTCGAAGTTTCGGGTGGGAGTAAATCGGGTGTGTCTCCACCCACCAAAAACATCTCTATCGGTACCAAAAACGTTTTTGGTAACGTAGACAATACAAATCCATGGGACGAAGATGTGCTCACCACAGGGAACAGGGTAGCTATACGACCTCTAGGAACTTTGGCGAATACAGGTGAGTACCACGTATTCGTGGAATACGTGTCTGCAAACCCAGACGGAAGTGTCACTACGATTGACGAAGATGTAACGAGTGTGATTACATTTGGGTACTAGACGTGTCAGAAGACACCCAAACGAAAAGGGTGTATAAGATTTTCTCGGGTACTATTAAATGGTAAAGACTAACATCCAGACATTTACTGGTGAGGTCGAAATTTTAAAAAATTTGTTCGTAGGGTCTAATCTACTCGCGAACGATGTGGCGTCGAATGTTTTGAATGTCACGGGGCGTATCGGTGCTACGAACTTCATCGGTGACGGTGGTCTTCTTTCCAATATCGCGACAACCCTTGACCAGATTGTTGACCAAGGGAATACAGTTTCAAATACGATCGTTTTTGTCTCGGGTAACGATGCGACCTCGAACACGGGTATCGTGACATATGCGAACGTCGGGATTAGTATTTCGAACACGAACCCTACCGGAGAGTTCCAATTTTCTATCGGGTCGAATGTTTTCGCGAACACACACGCTTCTAACGCGTTTACCGTCGTGGGTCGTCTCGGGGCGACAAACTTCATCGGTGATGGTGGTCTTCTTTCCAACATCGCCACAACCCTTGACCAGATTGTTGACCAAGGGAATACAGTTTCAAATACGATCGTTTTTGTGTCAGGTAACGATGCGACCTCGAACATGGGGATTGTCACACACGAAAACGTCGGGATCAGTATTTCGAATGTCAATCCATCGGGGGAGTTCCAATTCGGTGTGGGTTCCAATTTGTTCGTGAATGTTTACAGTTCCAACGTTCTAGCGATCGAAGGGAATGTAAGCGCTGAAAAAATGACTTTAGGGACGATTTCCGTAACCTCAGCATACGGTCTTAATCATGTCACTAACCAAGGAAGTACGACTGGGGATACGATCACACTAACCAACGCGACTACAGGTCTCGTAGCTGCCTCAAATATCGTCGTGGGTGGGAATGTATCAGCCTCGAACGTACTCGTGAGTGGGAACGTAGAGGTCGGGAACCGACTCAAGTTTTCGGGGTCCAATGTGTTCGTGGATGATCTCCGGATCGCGGATCTTGCTGCGAACCTTGTCACATACGATAAGACGACCGGGGAACTCATGGACTCTGGGGGTCTCTTCGCGAATAAGATCGCGGTCGTTTCGGTCCAACCCCCTTCGGTTCTCACGGGTAACACGACCACCATCACGAAACATGGTACGTATACGGTGAGCACCTCGAGTCTCGCTGCGAATTCCGATGCATGGGACGCATTCGATGGGACGGCGGCGGAGTGGACTTCATCCACTGTGGCTGGTACGTTGTATAATGCGGGTGGAGGTGTCTACGGCGGTACCTCAAACCTGTTCACTGGAAACTATATCCAACCCGGTGTTTCGAGTGCCGGGGAATGGCTCGCGGTCGAGTTCCCGTATAAAACAACTTTGCGTCACATGAAACTGACCCCTCCAGCAACACTCCAAAGGTACCCAGCCTCTGCGAATGTCTACGCGACCAACGATTCCTTAACTTGGACGGAGGTGGCCCAGTGGGAGGACGTCGTACCTACTGATACGACCCCTCGGACCATACTCGTGAACGCGAGTGAGTCGTTTAAAAAGTATGCGATGGTCGTCACCAAATCA